CTGACCCTTAGAAAGCCCTGCTGGAAGCACACCTTCCGCGTTCTCTAGGTAAACCAATGTCCCGTTTGCAATGCCATGGTTCTGGATCGTGATGATATCAGTTCCAGTGGTGACATCCGTATCAGAGAACACGAGATTGAAGAGATCGACAGGGAAAGGAATGTAATCAAACTCAACACGAGTAAGAACGTCTGGATACCTGTTGATCCGAACTCGCTTCTTGCCGGTGTTTGACTCTTGCATCTCCGTGAAATAGGTGGGGATGCCGTCTTCAAGAAGGTTCATCGGGAAACGCTTATTGAACGATACAACGTCAATTCCGTAGATAGATCCTTCTACGTCACCGTCCCAGTCTTGTCCTCGGTACACACGCATAGGTCCGACGAGACGAAGAATGTTGTCCGGAAGATCGTAATCAAGCTTGATCGCACTGAATCCAAGCGTTCCACCAGTGGTGTCCGTGTATGCAGCATCGAGAGTGAAGTTGGCGCTTGCTGCGACGTGAGTTGCAATTCTGAAATACTCGGAGCGATCAGTAATCTTAAGATACCGTCCAGCCATTGAATCTGCTGGAGCAGAAGAGAACACTCCTGCGGTTGATCCAGTTGTAAGAGAAACGGTCCCGGTCTCGTAAGGAACTTCGAGTTGGATCACTCCAGGATGAGTTGCCTTTGCCCAGCTCCATGGCTCTCCAAGATCAATCTCGAACTCGTTGGAACCTGCGAGCACAGAGAGCTGAATCTGGTTAAGGTACTTCACCGCGTCTTGCTGATACGGGGAAAGCCCATTTTGAAGCTCCCCGGATCGGTTAAGCGCACTCTGCGTAAGGTCAAATACCGTAGTAAAGTTTGCCATTTACACCATCCATGGAAGAGTTGAACGCATCTTTATATTACACTCTTACAAATCAATATCAAACGTCTCGAAAACTGCCGAGGATGCGTTGACTTGCTTCTGAAGTTCGTCTGCAATCGACCTGAGCGCTTGGGCCAGCTTTACAGAACTGGAGCCATCCATTGAGGTAAGCGTCAAACTAATCACCCTGTTGGATGCTGGATCTCGGTCAACTTGAGCGCGAATGTTGAACTCAAGTCCATTGATGAAAACTGCTTTGGACCGCAGAGCATCACCACGCTCAGTGCTGACAACACCAACGTGAGCCGTGCTCCCAATCATGATCTTCTTTGCTGGACGTAAAGGCATAAAATCTCCTACGGAGGTGTCGGCTTAGGCCAACGGGTTTTGACTTCTGCGCACTTTGCCAAGTAAGCCGTCATCGGGTCTTCATTTCCATTCTGCTGGTGCCAAAGGGCATCGGCAAGCTCACTGACTGGTGGGTATTCGCTCATTCGGTTCGCTAAAACGTGCCCCAATTCCTCATAATAATCAACAACCTGAGAGACGATCTCCCACTCAGCATCTCCAGGAGATCTGAACGCAGCAAGATACTTTTCCTCTGGTTGGGTGTCTTGGTAAAAAACATTGGCAACCCTTCCTGTTGGAATGTGCCTGAGAGTCCATTTTGTCATAAAACCACCCTTAAGTTGTAATACCCGGTGCCGTTGCTTCCAGCCGATCCTGCCACACCAGCACCGCCTCCGCTTGCGCCGCCTGTCCCGCCGTTGAAGGTAAACGTAAGACCCGAGGTCGATACATCATTGGCCGTAACCAAGATTGCAGTTCCACCTCCGCCACCGCCACCACCGCCACAGTTGGCGGCTGTACCGGCTGCACCGTTGCCTCCGTTTGCCCTGATTGTACCGGTTCCGAATAGCTTGTTGCAAAGAATAACAACAGTACCCGCTCCACAACCACCGCCACCACCAGCGTTTACTCCGTTGCCACCTCCGCCTCCACCGCCTGTGGCACCACGAATTTTCTCTGTCGGAAGGTTTGGATAACAACCAATGATGACATATGGAGCTGTTAAAAAAGGATTCGGTCCACCATATTGGTTTGAAATAGCAAATACGCTCCCGGCAGTGCCTCCTGCTCCACCTGTACCGGCTCCTCCGTTTCCACCTTTTGCACACTTATTAGGAGAAGTGGTTGTGCCAGAAGATACTCCAGCAACTCCGGTCGCTCCGTTCGATCCGTTCACTCCTCTTCGGGTTGTGCCAGCGGTGTCAACTGGAGCCGAAGATGTCGTGGCACTTGTTCCGTCCGAATGAATGATACCGTTGCACTCAACCCATGTTCTAGCAAAGATCCTGTAACCCGCCTGGTTGATCGTTCCTGCTCCAGTGACCTGAAGAGAGTTGTAGTACATGTCTCTGGTAAGCGTGATGGACGTGCTAACAACAACGTCTCCATCCACACCGTTACCAAACAATGCTGCGGCTATCTCTTTGCCATTCCAACTCACAAAGAAACCTTTACATGAGTGGGCACAGAAGTGGCTGTCCCACCTGTTCCGTTTTGACCTGTTCCGTTACCGGCTCCGCCAAAGCCTCCGTTTGCAGAGAATGTAAGAGAGGTTGCAGAAACATTGTTCGCACTCACTACGATTATGTTTCCCCCTCCACCACCACCACCACCACCAGTGTTTGCATTGGTAGCCGCCGCACCAGTGCCTCCGTTAGCGGTAATAAAACCTGTTCCAAAAACCTTGGGGGCGAACAACATAACAATGCCGCCACCACCTCCGCCACCACCACCTCCGGCTGCGCCGTTGCCGCCACCGCCGCCACCGCCAGCACCACCAGAAATTCTCACGTTATTTGCTGTGCCAGTCCCAAGAATAGGCAAAATACTATTTCTATATGGATTTGGACCGCCGATGTTGTTTGCTACTGTGGTAACAACCCCACCATTACCGCCTAATCCAACAAATCCGTTTCCACCTTTACCGCCACCTGCACCTATTGATGTAGACGCAGCCCCTCCAGCGGTTCCAGCGCCGCCTGTCCCACCGCCTCCGCCAGAGATCCTTCTACCAGCGGTAGCGTCTGTTCCTGCGGAACCACCCGATGTTCCAGATCCGTTTGCGCCGTTGTTTTGAATGGTTCCATTAACTTCAATGTATTCTGTTGCAAATATTCTGTAGTTATCCGCTGTAACCGTAATGCCAGAATTGACCACAAGTCGGGTGTAATACATGTCACTGACGAGTGTTGTATCCACACTGATGGTGACTGCTCCATTGGTGCCCTTGCCAAACAGGGATTGATGAATTGCTTTACCAAAAAAGCTCATGGTTTCCTCATTGGCTGAAGATACCAACCACCCTCAAGTCCGATATCTCCATCTTGTCCACCATTTTCACCGAATCCGAGCGCGCCGCCAAAAACAAATATCTGAGAGTTAGCAACAAACTGCTCAACCCAATTTACGTTTAAGTTTCCAGCAAAGATGAATCCGCCGCCCCCACCGCCGCCTCCACCGATTTCGGCTGTTCCCATACTCAATGCTTCTTGTCCTGCACCACCAGTTGTGTAGACCTCTCCTGCCCCAATCACATAAGGACAAATAAGAATTACTGGACCGCCGCCGCCTCCACCGGAATTTCCACCATAATCAACTCCGTTTCCTGCTCCAGACCCACCACCAGATGCGCAGTTGAATGGAGTTCCGTTTCTGGTTGGAATAGATGGAGGACCAAGAAATCCAACCACGTTCTGAACAACAACCTGACCGCCTCCGGTGTTGCTTAATGCGGCGGAAAGACCAGCATCGCCTCCAACGCCACCAAATGGTGTGCTACCCCCGATTCCACCTTTTCCATAACCCATCAAAGAATAAAAAAGAGTATTAGAACCAACTCCGTCAAATGGGGTATCCGATGCTGCGCCACCGTTCTGAGATCCATGAAACCGGCTGAATTGATGAGGATTTCCAGGTGTAAACTCATCTACTGATGGATACCCATTGCAATTGATTGATCCACCGGAGTTAATGGTGACTCGCCTCTTTGCGAAGATCCCGTATCCATCTGTAAAAACAGACCCACCAGAGTTTATGGTGAGTGTGTTGTAATACATGTCCCTCGTAAGAGTGATTGGTGTGCTGACGACAACGTCGCCATCAGAGCCATCTCCGAATACGCCGAGAGTATAAATCTGCTTGTGGCTCATATGATGAACCAGGCGCTCCCATTTGAGTAAATGGTCAACGATTCCCAGTCCGTGTTCATCACATAAGTTGTAGCGCCATCAATCAGCTCGGAAGCATTTGGATCAATCGTGATTGGCTTACCACCGGCTGCACCCTCTGTGTCCTTGATGATGAAATACCTTCCAGATAAGGTAGATGCAGCGGGCAAGTTGATCGTCCCGCTTCCAAGTGTGGATGGCCTTACCGATATGAAGAAATCGGTCGACAAGACGGTGTACGGAAGAGATCCGATCACCGTTGCAGACCCAAGTTTTGAAAAGAGTGGATTGCCGTTGCAATCAAGGATGGTCCCGCAAGGGATCATTTGCGCGTCTTGTGCGCCTTTAAAATATAACGGGCTCCGATGAGCCATAGATCCTCCTCAGATAGAGAAGTTCAAGATGATCTGACCGTTTGTGGCAGATGCATCCACTGCTCTAATAGAGAGCCTTTGGCCCTCAGAGATTGGGACGTAATTCTCGGTCGGCTTACCACCAGGAACAATGTAAAACGGGAAGATACTAGCGTTCTCTGATCCTGCTGCGCCGTGGGAAAGCTCCATCACACGTCCACCAGAATCAAAGATTTCAAGAAACTTAGCTCTTGGGCAAGATGCGAGAAGTTCAACCCACGCTCCAGTGGTTACGTTTGTACTGCTGTAGTCCAGACGAACACGTTGAATCGGGATTCTTCCAATCGACATCTTGCCCCCTGAGCTTATTCTTCAGCCAATTCGAGAGGGGTCTTCGCCTGCGCCTTAACTACATGCGCTGCCTTCTCTTGAATGGGCTTTGGTGCGTTCGGATTTCCTACGAGAAGCTCTGGAGGAAGAGTGTTCACTGGAACTTCATCTCCACCCTCAGTGTAGAACTTGAACGATCCTGCTGGACGCTCAAACCATTTACCACCACGGATGCAATGAAGCCTATATGGTTTTACTTCAATCAGCTTCCCTGTCTTCGGCTCACGAACGTGAACGCGAAGATCGAAAACTTTATCTTCCTGTACTTGCGGCTGTTCTTCCATTTTATCTCCTTACCAACCGATTGCTTCTACGATCACGGTAAACGTCTGGTTACCAGAAGTTTCTGCAAAAACAGAAGCACCTTCCGTGTAACGACGAATACGAGAAGTAGAAGAAACCCACTTCAGAATATCTTGAACTGCTGGGAATCCATCATCAATGATCTTGAGAGACTCAAGAGCATTCGGGCATCCCAAGTTTGCAGCGACGACTGGAACTCCAGACGAATAAGGTTCCGCCGAGTATGCAACACTCACCACGGACCGAACCTTACCAGCAGAAGTTTTGTCTTTTACTAAAATACTGTAAGTAACTGGCATTTTTATCTCCTTTTAGTAAGAGGGGGACGATTTTCTACGCCCCCCTCAAATACTACAAATTATGCCATCAACAACATGCTAGGAATGTTAGCAGCAGTCTCAGGATCTTCTTCAACGATGTATTCAATAAGTGCAGATCCCGCACCCGTTGCTACAGATTGATCGAAGCAGAGTTCAGCTCCAACAGGAACAACGACACCAGCGAAATCCTTATACAGGGTCGTCTGGACGCCACCAGTGGTAGCAGCCGCGTTCTGAATGGAAACCGATCCAACAGTAAGTTCACCAGTGCCAGATCCGTGTGCGATACGGACCTTGACCGCTGCTGTTCCGACTGCTCCGGACGTTGCCGTGGTGATGATCAGACGAACGCCCTTAAGGACGCACTGCTGAACCGCAACATAGCGGCCTTTCACAGCAATCGAGGCAAGCGATTCTGTTGCAACCGAAGCTGCAACGAGAGGCGCAATAAGTGGGCCTTTTTCAATATACATTTTAATCTCCTTTAATTTTTGGAAGGCGCTGGGACCTGATGCTGTTACCAACACCAAGCCCCAGCAAAATCCTAAATAATATTAGCTCGAAGTTACGACAACGATGCGGGCTTCGCCAGCGTTTGCCGTATCCCAGATCACGCCGAAATCCATGATTCCGTACCATGCAACTGCCTTAGAACGACCGAAGTCTTGAGGAATTGCAGCACGAAGCTCAGGATCTTGAACGACTGCCATTGCAACGGCGTCTGCGCCGAAGAACACAGCTTCACCGAGAACAGAACCAGTGCCCTTAGAACCAGAGAGAGCGTTGGTGTTGTTCACTTCGATGAAACGGATGTTTTCAAGACGACCGATCTCTCCGTTGTACTTGGACGAAGGATCAGTGTACTTATGCCAGTCTTCCCAGCTCGGATCACTCACGATACCGCGCTTGGCCTTCGTGGAGATCAAGCACATGTAGTCGTCGCCTTCGTAAGCAGGCACGTTCAGAGTCGCGAACATATAGTCGCGGATCTGCTCAACGTGGAACACGTTAAGGTTGACCGTGGCAGCCGTCGAAGGAGTTCCGTCCGTGTCGAACGTGAGTGCAGCAACGCCCGTTGGGATTGCTTTCACTCGTGCGCTCGTTCCACGGAAGGCAGCGGCAGCAGCGTTATCAAGAACCAACTTCATTTGGTCCTTAAGAGCGCGCTGAACGATGTTTTCGAGGTTGAAAGACGAAAGATCTTGAGAAAACGAGGTGAACGGAACAGCACGACCCCATTCAGACACCGTGATGGCCACCGTCGTGATGGTCAGAACGTCTTCAGGAATCTTGATGTTTTCAGTAAGACGACCGTTGCTTGGAACCGAGAGGTTCGAAATACGGGTAATCGTTACAGACTCACCCTTATTCTTCCCGTATCCAGGCTCAGGCTTAACAAACTGCATGAACTTCGTTTCGGCAATTGCTGCTTGGCGAAGAAGCATCGACAAATCATTGTTTTTGTATACGCCTGTTGGCGAATCAAAACCCCAGGTAAATTGTGCCATTTATGGCTTCCTTTCCTTTGTTACTATTTCCGAACCCTGCGCTGCATTTGCTTTACTTGGTCCGCAAAACTGAGAACCTTTGGAGCTTCTTGCTGAACAGGCTTCGGGGCCACGTTCCCACTTGCTCCGGTCGACACGACCGAACCTTTGGGCATTTCACTACCATTACCCGTGGGAACACCACGAGCCTTCGCGAGAAAAGACCGGGATTCCTTGGCCAACATCTCCATGGCCCGGTCTAGCGGCTGGGATTCGAGCTGTGTCTTGTACTTTCCATACATAAACTCGACTATTTCTCGACTCTTTTCCAAGTCAGGGTTCTTACGATAAAAATCGTTCACAGCATTTGCTTGCGCTTGCTGTGTTTGAACCTCTTTCAGGACTTGTAAACGTGTGCGCTCAGCGAGCTTCTTTGCAGCAGCGTTAGGATCGCTGTAGAACTCGGTGGCGAAATCAAAATCTTCTACTTGGGTTTGCGGCGCTTGAACCGTTGCACTGGTTGCCCGTTGAGTAGCTTGTTGCTCCAGTTGAGAAATGTATGCTTCAAGATGTGCCTGAGAATCGAAGCGTTTTCCACCGAGGTAAACACCTTGTTCGGATGGAACTGCTCCGGCAACTGGTTCTTGGGTAAGTTCTGTGGTTGGTTCTGGCGTAGGGGTATCACTGGCGATGGGAGTTTGTTCAAGCCCCCCGCTCATCAGTTCAGTTTCATTCGGCTGGTCAGACATTTTTTGCAGTCCTTTCAAAGACTAAGTTCTTTTCCTTGATGGCTCTCTTCATTTTAGACTCAAGGTCTTCAAGCGCGCAAATACCTGCTGTAAGAGCAATAAAAGACACGCCTTTATCTCTGGTCTCTGGATTACGATACAACTGACTCAGTTGAGATAGCAAGTCCTGCTTTGATTCTTCAAGAAAGGGGCGGAAGTGGTCATAAACCAACTCCGCCGTCCTTCCCCGATTCACAATCTCAAGCGCCTTTGGTTCCATTAGTCCTCTTTGGAGAACGACTTGGGCTTGGCTGTGAGGTTCGTATTTTCGGTGTGGACATCATCCACGATCTGACGGGACGTGTTCACATCACCAGATCCATAAATCTTTTGTGGAGAAGTGAGGTCACTGAGTGCGTTCTCAAGCACCTTGTATCCACCGTCGTAAGGAATTTCGTAATTGCATGGCATCTGAGACTTGACCATGCCTTCTTCGCAAAGATACATGCCGCTCTTAGACTTGTCAGACTTGGAACCCTTCATCTTTTTCTTCATATCAACCCCTTATAACCCCATCCCTGCGGGTGTCGCCCGAGAAGCTGGGAAATCAGATCGCGGAATTCGCGATTCAACCGTTTCATTCAATGACCCTGTGGCTGCTTGAGGAATATTGCTCTGCATATCTGGCGCTCCCATGATCGGAGGCATACCACCTTGCTCTCCCATCATATTAAGCAACTGATCGACCTCATCATGCTTAATCTTATCAGTATTGATGTCCAAAGAATCCATGATCTCGCCCAAGAATTTCTCAAACGAATATTTCTTAATGAATTCCTCGATCAACACTTCGCTGGAACCAATGGTCTGAAGCAGAGAAGTAAGTTTTCTGAAGTCTTTGACCTTGTTCAAGGTGCGAGAAACGCCAAAAACCTTGTATTTCAGACCCATTGCTGTGTCGGCAAAGATCTCTTCAGGCCCAAGAGCAAAAAGCTCCATTGCCTTATCTGGACTGATAATTGACGCAATTTCATCAAAATCCAGCATGTCAAAGTGCTGTGCGGTGTTCATCCACGTCATATTGAGCAATCGCTGGATGAAATCCTGCTCGATTTTCTTTGCCGTTCCAGTGAGCACGCTTGTGATGCTCTGAGATGCTTCAACCACCTCTGTCGCCTTCACTGCGCGCGCGGGCAAGATACCCATTCGCAGATCGTTCGTGAGAGAACTTTGTTGGAACTCTCCGTTGATCATGCTGAACACGTTCAAGCTCTCGCTCGACAAGGAGGAAGTGTCGATACGCTCAAGAACCTTTGCGCCAGGAGGACACTTCGAGTTCGCCTCAAGAGTGATCCCTGGGAAAATGCCATCGGA